TCAAAAGCGGCAGCAGAATTAGCACGATTAGCAGAAGCAATGTTATTTAATACACCAGAGTTAAGGTAAGAACCCTGAAGACGAAGGTTTTCAAGCTCCAAATTCATCTTTTCAAGCTCATAACCAAGACGTTTTTCATAAGTCTGCTCACGAAGATTCAAATCATTTGCAAGAATACCATTCTGAAGAACTGTACCATGGGTGCTCTGACGCACAGAATCGGCTTCTGCGACATTTTTATCAATTTGAGAAACTGCAAGATGCTCGGCGTTCTTAGCCTGCCTTTCAGCGGCACTAGCGGCTTTAGCAGAGTTCATGGTAGAACCAATATCACTCATACCTACAGAAGCAGCTGAAGCTCCAGATATAGAACCGCCTATACCATTAGTTGCAGCAAGAACAGGATTAAGACCAGCTCTGCGCATATCTTCTACGGCCCATTGATAACGATGTTTATAATTTTCAACATTCCAAGCGTTAGCCTGTGCTGCATTAGCAGAATTGTAATGATTCTGAACTACAGATCCAAGAACAGAACCAGCGACGCTGCCTAAAGTATTAGAAAGCCAAGACATGAAACCAGCTCCTTTTAGAAGTGATCAACAAGACCAGGTGTGCCAAACATAGGCATAGGACGCACAGTAGTGTAACGGAAGCCTATGTCAAGCAAGAACTCAGGCTCACTGGGAACAGCGATAATGCGCTCAATAGGTGGATTTTCCATAATAAATTCCTCGTTTAGAGTGGGAGCGTTTTTGAAGAACTGTGAAAGGTGCCAAACGTCAAGGTTACCACTGGTTATAGAGCTGCGGAACTTGCCTGTAATCTGCGAAGGTTTATAGCGATATTCGGCATAGCGTTCCTGATAGCCAAAAACAGTAGTATCAGCTTCAGAACCTTGAGCATAGATCTCACGAAGCTCAATAGCCTGTTCACCGAGATTCGCAAATGTAGGCCAATAAAAATCATAAACCGTAGAGCGAAGCCACATCTTATTAATACCCTGCTGATAAGTAAGATCGGCGCGAGCGCATACAAAGCCGAAAACATAACCATGTTCGACAAAAGACTTAGTAAAACCATGGAACTTGGCAGCAGTAACACCATAAGCAGAGAGATTGCCTTGAGGAGAGGTATTGTCGGTTGCAGAAGTCTGAGCTATTGGATTGACGTTAACCATTTTCGTGAAAGAGCCGAGGAACTCAGGGCGCTGAAGACGAGCGTCCGGAGAAACTACGCCAAAGAAAGAGCGAAGCACTTCAGTATACCGACTACCACCGCGAGCGAGACGTTCATAGAACTTCTGCATCTGGAAGGCAGTACGAAGACTGTTGATGGTAAATATACTTGAACTATCAAGATCAGCGTAAGAATCCTTAGAAAGCCAAGAAGAACCAGGTTGAGCAGTAGCAGTAGCATGACCAGAATCATTAACAGAATGACCAACTATAGCAGTGGAATAACCACCTTGATAAGTCAAAGAACCGCTTCCAGTATAAACATTATGAACATAGCCATCTTCAGCAAGCTGAGCAGCACCTAAACTATTATTAGATTGCTGAACGAAATAGCCTGAAACAGGCGAAGGATCAACTAAAGTAGCGGTACCGGCAAGGCCTATAGATACACCGGGTCCCTTCTGTGTCCATGGAAGAGCAGAAGTAAAGTAATCATGACGCTTACCGCGAGGTGGACAGGCTAAGCCGGGAACAATATTGGTACCTGACGTGAAAACCCAAGAAGGCTGTTCAGAAGCTCGGGCAGAGTTCAGAACTTCGTTGGCATCGCCTTTCTGAATCTTGACGGATTTCTGGAGGTTTTCATCTCGAAACCATTCGTTCCAAATGAGGTATACACCACGAAATGGAAGAGCGTTAATACCAGATAAATTTCCAGACGTATTCACGGGCAAGCCAAAATAGTCCCAAAGAGAGCCTACATAAACATTATCAGAATTACCAGTGGCAGTAACAGTAGGGATGACATAATCAGTACTATCATCAGGGTCTTCCTGTTCAAAACAGAAATTCTGCCAGTGTTCCCAAACGAGGCGGTTTGGTACAAAAAAGAAAAACCAGTCCAGATAAATGTTATCCATAATAGGTTTGATAGGAGTAGCAAGGCGAGCAAAGTAATTAACAGACATCCTAGCAGTATCGCCAGGCAGCACCTCGTCAACAAATACAGGAACAAGCTTACCTGAATCAAAAGTTGTCTTATAAACATGGGAACGGTCGAACTTAGTCCTTTTCATGTACATTGCAGGAGCATCGCTAAAGCGATGTCCTCGAACTCTTATTTTTTTTCGGGCCAAAATTTCACCTTCTTCGAAGTGTAAACCTAATAATTAACCTAAAGCAAATTATTATTAGGTTTTAGGTTATTTTTGCGTCACCTACGCCAGTTACATCAAGTAAGTAACTGGCTTCGGTGACGCCTATTTTTGTGTTTCTTCATTATTTTGTTCTAAAGTGTTATTTTTTTCTTGTGTTTGTTTACTACTTACGGACTGTTGTGGTTCATCAAAAGTATATTTGCTACCATACAGACCTTCTTGTTGGAGATATTCGAGCGTTGCAGGATCATTCAATCGGTCGATGAAATTCATAGGATCGTGACCGAATTTCGCTCGAACGTAAGCGGGTAGACTGTAGAATTCTTCACGAACTCCAGACACAAGCTCAAGAGCTGTACTGTAGTCACCGGGAAGCGTTGCATCTCCGAACTGCAGATAAGCGTATTGCGAACTATCGCCGAGGTCAAGAGTCATGATACCTTTCTGACCGTCTGCATACTTATTTACGATGTAATTGATATCAGTTTCATCTTTCTCGTCCTGAACAGTAAGAGAGGGCATAGTAAATTCAATACCACAATGATCATGTTCTTCAACAGGATCATAAGCTGTCTTAAATTTCATAGTTTCACCTCCTTTCGCAGGCGCCTAGACGCGGCGGGCGTGGCGTACAAAAAAAGGGCGATCTCTGTGAGATCGTCCTTTTTCTGATACGCTCTTTATTTGATTATCATTTAGTAGAATCATTGTCATCAGTCTGCACATATTCTATGGCGCGACCAACCAAGACAGGAACGTGGGACTCGTCACAATTCTCAACGTAATAGCGACCGTCGCTGTCACCGAGATTGCCAACATAATACAAAGTAAAATCTTCAGGATACTTTTTAATAAGCATTTTATCATCGTTAACTATACCCTCAAAAGCTCGCAGCGCAAGCATATCATTGTGGTAAACCTGCGGAGGACTTGGAATCATAAATGGAATAAAGTCTCAGCGGAACCATCTCCTTTTCTAAGTGCAACTAAATACCTGCGAATCATAAGATATAACTTAGCTGATATAACATAATAGTCATTATCAAGGCGAATAACTTTAGAAGCATCAGGTTTAAGACGGTAAGCGCCATATTTACTTCCACGAAAAGAATAATAAAAAGGAATATTACGCTTACAACAGAAATTACTAACAGCTCTAAACTCACTAATAAGCATCACCTCATTTCCGACTTAATCATAACACAGTCACAATACCTTGTCAAGTTTTCTGCCAAGAAAATGCTTATACTTACCTTCCTGAACGCGACAGCGGTCAATCAAACGCTCAAAAGTATTGTTCTCCAAGTTATGCAACATCTTCTCAATACGGTTATTGCGAATAAACTCCATCCAGTGAGGATGCGTTTCATCGAATTTCTTATCGTAATAACGAGGAGGACGCATCTTTTTGCCGTTGATAACGACATAATCGTTAGCATAACACTCTTCACAATGCTCTTCAAGCCATTTTCCGCCTATGCCAGGACGATTGGATGCAAGCATAAACTCAGGCGTACGGCCTTTATAATAAGCCGCAGCTTTACTTCCAGTCTGCTTTTTGACTATGTAACGGGCGACATAAGCAGCAGCATCAAAACTAAACTCGCCAATAAGATGCATACCATATTTCCATATCTTGGCAAAGCGAGCAGAAGTATAAGTGCTATAACCGTCTGTACGGAACCGAAAAATTTTGTCATCAAAATCAATATTAAACAATATGTAATGATAATGGGGACGGCCATGAAGCTCACCATATTCACCGCAGCCGAGAAAACGAATACCGCTGCCATACTCACGACGAAGATTCTTCATGAAAGTCTGATGAAATTTCTTGCTCAAGCTTTTATCACGTGGCAAATGACAATCATCAAAAGTGCAAGTAACGAAATAAGCAGAAGACGAAGAACGGGCTTCGTGAACAGCACGGACAGCCCATTGTCTACTATTTTCGAGACGACAACCGATGCATTGTTTACAAGAACAACGAATGAAACGGCTATCGCCAGCAAGCTCAGGGTGAGAGGCAAGGCTACAGTAAAAACTATAATGCTGCTTTCCATTTTTCGTGATCGCTCCTTCGACTGGGTACATAAGAATAGGATTATAACAAACCATATTAATCACCTGTACCGATTGTATCAGGACTAAGTCGGAATGTCAAATCCTAAATCCACCTCGTCCTACTCTTTTAAAATTTCTACGACGAGATCTGGAGGTACGCCGAAAAAGACGGCGAGAACCTCGTTTAGATAAACGGCGCCGTCTCATTTAGCATCCCTCCAAGAACCGAAAAAACGGCTAGTTTTTTTAGAATCATTTTTAGAAGCAACTGGCTCAACAAGCTGCGCAACATCGGTTTGAAAGTCCGAAGCAACTTTTTTAGCAGTAACAGTATTCGAAGAAGCTTTACCTTTAAGAGCTTCAATTAGATCCACAACTTCTTGGATGAAAGGCACAACAACAGAAACAATAAAAGTCAGAATCATAGTAGTTTTGTTAGACATAAAATTATCTCCTTCCAAAATAACGACCTCCGAGGAAGCCTATAACATTTTTGATAGTAGAACCAACACCACTAGCGACAGATCTAGGAGCACCTGTAAGACTTTCGATATTCTTA